GGCTCCTCGATTCAAACATAATGATAGGCGACTCGAACATATCACTCATGACTTTTCATTCTGGTTGGGGTCATCATTACTTCGACGGCCTTGCGGTAGCGCCATCCGTCAACCTTAAGCCAATTGTAATTGTACTCGCCGAAGCCTTTCATGCCTAGGTTGTATGCCAGCCACGTTTCACCGAGGTGTGCATCGCGTCCGTACCTAGCAGAAAGCTTTGCACGCAGGTAGGTAAGCCATGAGCGTGCGTACTCTCGCGAGTATTCACGGTTCATCGCGTCGTCGTACGAGTATACCGGTAGACCGGCCTCAGCTCGCAGCTTGCTACAGTCTTGCCATGCCCCCTTATGGAACTGGAAGTGGCCCTTGGCTAGGCCCATGTCTCCGTATATAGCATGACCGCGTGACTCGATCTTTTCTACGGCATCGAGCCAGCTGTCAGGCACAGGTGTGAGTGTCGCGAGCGACAATAGTATTGCGGTATTCATAGTGTTGGGATGGACAGTGATATGTTATTTCTTTTTACGTGCAATCTTTTTTTTAGGTTTAACTTCGCTTTGATCTTTCTTTTTTCTGGCACGTCCGGTGCCGGATATAGGTAAGGATCCGGCGTCGCCGTAACGTTTAATGCCGCGTTCAATAATACCGCGGCACCTTTCCCACAGGCAAGAGTCGTCTCGTCCGTCATCCTCAAGCCTGTATTCTTCATCGTTCATAAGCCACACATGCCCTCACACTCTGAAGTAAAATCCCATTCTTGCTGTCCTTTGTCGGTATCAGAATCAAAGTCTATATCCTTCAGTGGCTTGCACGACCGGTGTAAATATACCTCCATCTTTAATCCATCTGAATGTTCCTTGGTCTTTTCCCTAAGCTCTTCATCAAACTTAACAGCTAAATTAAAATGTACCGGATCAAATTTCTTAAGCCTGTTCCATTCTTCCTTTGAGTGGAATGGGCAGTAATAACAAGCAGACCGGGGTGGCTCAGGGTATCCATTACTCTTCATCCAATCCAAGCACTGGCTACGTCGCATACGTTTCTCGATCAAGGGCCAGCGGTGCTGCGTCCATGCATTACCGGGAAGTTTTGCTCTTTGCATTTCATCATAACTAATTCCAATCCACTGAGTAACAGTTATATCTTTCTGACCATATTTAATCTCACACTTTTCTTTTATAAATTTTAATATTGGAGCTATCTTATAATCTGCTGTGCATGATCTTCCTAATGCAGCTGTTACTTCTCCATTAGTCTTTACACCAAACACCGGTATAAGCCTGCGAAGATATGTTTGTTGTGTCTTTTCTTTTAGATGTACCTTCAAGCTGTCATCGGTAAGGCTGCCTTTAGTTACGCGATACACCGGGAATGGAAGTTGAGTCTCTAACCAATCAAGCCACTTGTAAACTTCAGCAGGCTCGGCTTGTGTGTCAGCGAAGACAGCGAAGTCAGGCATAGGTGTTACTTCTCCACGCGCCGCCATCAATGCAAGGCACGATGATTGAACGCCGGCGCCTAGGTTAAGTACTGTGTACTTAGTTAATGGTGGAGGATCAAAGAATGATTGGCTCATGATTTTCTTATAACTTCTTTTGCATCAATGTCGTATACATACTCGTCCCAATTAGGCGAGTCATAAGCACCGGAATTTATTTCGGCTCCGGCTTCGTCGGTTGCGATAGGTCCATTGGGTAGGTCTAGCCACTTCTTTTCCTTACCGCCCTTGGCCGCCGCCGCAGCGAGTCTCTTATTCATCATGAGGTCGTCGACTAGGTGTGCGAATTCGCCTGGCCCAATAGACTTGAGTATATCAGGCAGCTCAGACCGGCGACGGTACAGACCGCTCTTTGCATTCTTGCCTTCGATTGAATAAGGATGTCCGTTCCGGCTGGCCAATGTGATAGCAGCCATCAGCCACGCGTGACGCTCTTGGAAGTTTACGTCGTTGAACTTGTCACGATCAGTGACATCTACCAAGGTTCCTATAGCTGTACGTAATAACGTACGTTCGCCGTCGAACATCTGCGGGTTGTTAGCCTTGATGATTGCGGCCTTCCATAGCTGCTTCTTCTTCGGTACTTCGCCTAGTCCTTTCATGCGACGGTCGAAGTCTGGTGCGTGCCACACGCCGATAGCTCCGCGAAACGAGCTAAGGATTGCCGATGAACCGCGGGATGCTGCCGCCATTTGCTCGGCGTTCCGGATAGGCTCGTCGCCCTGCTTGCGAATGTGGTGAATGACAATCAGTGCGGCACCTAGCTCGCCACCAATCTGACTGACGACGCGAATGAATTCGTTAATAACTGTCGCGCTGTTTTCTTCTCCGTGAAGAACACTGTTAAGAGTGTCAATAACTACAAGCTGCAGGTTAGGTATCTGCTTGAGTAAGTTAAAGAACTCCAACCACTTACGTGAAGGTCTAGCCTCCTGAGTCTTAGGGTCTTTATCAACAAAGGCAAACGAGCCACCACTGTTAATGGTTGGTAATATGATCAGGTTATCACCGGCACGCTTGCGACGTACGCCTGCCGGGTCCATGTCTGACAGCCGGATATGCAGCTCGTCCTTGTCGTCCTCGGTTGTTAGAATTACAACGGCACCTTGTTTCATGACCGGCATGCCGCACCAGTCATCGCCATCCACCTTCGATGAAACCTTAAGTGCTAGGTCTAACATCATAAATGTTTTACCGGCTCCACCTTCTGCCACCAGCAGCTGGTGCTTACCGGCCTGAACGAAACGATCTACTAGGAACTGTCGTTCCGGTGGAGTATCTAACGACCATCGATGTGTAGCCCATGCACTTAGCCCCTGACTGTCAGAAACAATCGGCTTCTCAGGCTCAACCATCGGACCGTGCGTTGATAGGTCCTTACGCAGCAGGCCTTGCCACTCGCTATCAAATCTAGCCTCGCCCCAGGGTGGGTCCATGTGTGCTTGCATCCATCCATACGTAGCCTGCTTGGCTTCGACGATACTCATGTCACCACGTCGAGCTACGTGCATGTAATGTCCGGCTACACTGGAGAAGGCTGACCATCGAGTAGTCCCTTCAGCACCGGCTACAACATCGCTGACTAAAGCTTCGGCAGTTTCAGTCTTAAACATAGCACCGGCTTTCTCTGCGTCTTCCTTTAAGGCCCAAGGCGAAGGCGGCATTGAAATTGAATCTACAAGTATGTTTGAATTTAATTCTTCTGAGCAGCGTTCAATTTGAACTACACGTTTAATACCTGACTTACCGTGAATGGATCCAGCTACGCGGATAGGTTGATGCGCGCGTCCGAATGGATTACTTTCAATACCAATACCGAATTGAATATCTGCACCGCACTTACGTGCGATAGCATCACGCATAGATACAATATTTCCTACATCATTCTCCGATCCAACGGACCAATAGGCATGACGTTTTGGTTTACCTTCATCGGTTGTGCCACCGGATAATACAACCATGCTGGCCTTGCCTAAATACTTTTCTGCATATTCAAGTTTCGCGTCTGTGTCGCCGGTGTCGAAGTCGGCACATATAGTTTTAAACACGTCACAATTCTCGGCAGTACCACGCTCAGCCTTGAGCGTACAAGGCACAATGAATGTAGCTACACTGTGGCTACCCCACCTGAGTGCGTGAGTAAATACGGATTCAACAAAGTTATTCCATCCTAGTATTGATGGTTCTAGGAATATATCTTCTCTAAATATTCCTTCACGCTCGGTGCCTTTCTCACCGATGCCGCGAAGACACACAAAGCCGGTAGCTTTATTACCGAAAAGTATTTTTAAATGTTGAGCGATAGCTTCTCTATCTACTGCTGGTGTTTGGCCGGTCATAATGGGGGATGTGTTTTGAAATGTTATTCGGCTTCAGTCAACTCAACACGGTGGCCTTTTGATTTAATCATTACTACCAGCCAATGGGCAGTAAGATCATCAAGTTGTTCAAGCTTATCCTGTGACAGTACGAATGACTGTCGCGACGAGCCGCGAAAATATTCTAGCCGGCTTTCGTCTATTATATTCTTTCGTTCTGTCCAACCGGCGAAGGTGACGTGACGTTCATCAATGTTAACTATCATCAGGCAATACACATGGCAATGCTCCTTGACCGTGGTTTTACCGTCAATGACGTAGGCCGGTACTAGTAGGTGGGCATTCTTGTACTTACTAGATTTAATTTCAAAGTTTAATCCATTGAAATTAAAGTCAACCGAACCACTCCGGGCCGACACAGTCTTATCCCTGTCCTGGCTAAATATAATGGCAAAGCCTATCTCACCGAGAAGTCCGATGAAGTCTACGCTTATGGGGTTGCCATCTGCCACGACCTGATTTGTCACACCGGCAAGCCTAGACACTTGGTGTCTTTGACTGGCCTCAGTGTGGGCATCGATCATAGTTTTCTCATCGAGGTATACCCTTACTCGCATACTTCGTGAATGAACAGTGGAGTCTTTTTACCCACGTAAGCGCCGGTTACATTAAAGCTCATGTGTTCAATGGCATCTTCCTCGGTCATCTCGTCGCGTACGCATAGCACATGAACGCATTGATTGTATGAGTATACAATCACAGGCTCAATGCCGTCAGATATTCCGAGTATTGCAGAATCAAATCCATCAGCCGTGAGTAGACCTTCGTGGTCTTCGGCAATACGATCAACCCATTTACGGTTAATCTTTTCTAGGTCTTTAATTTGTTTTAATAATAGTTTGTTTAATTTTTTCATAGCCAGCTTAGTGTTGAGTTAGTTTGTTTGGTTGGTTTAGGTTGATCATGACAACGTCTTTTGTAGTCACAAAATTTACATTTAAAATCATCAGCTCCTCTCCCGGCCCGGCCTAACTCTTCAGGGTTTGCAGAAGATACAACGCGTACAGCCCGGTCAATGTATGTCTGGCAATCGCGTGCGTTGAATTGAATAATCTCAATATGAATTTCACCGGTGTCTCGGTTTAGTGCGGTAAATAAACAATAACCTAAAAGTTCATAGCCCATATAAACCTGCACCTGTGCATAGTAGACCGGCTTACTTTTCTTTACACCATGCTTAACGACGTCGCTCCAGCTCTTAGATCCAAGTGCTTTATTTTCCCAGAGCAATGGATAAAGATTATCAATGCCATCAATCTTTGGACCGCTATAAATTACTCCATCCAAATGCCCTTTGAATTTACCACCCGCGTCAGACATACCGATTTGCTTTCCTTCCTTGGTATGCGTTTGAAGTTCAAAGCCAGCAGCCTTAATATATTCAGCCATACGTTCCTCGCCGTCATGTCCCATATCGAAGATCCGTAGAGTCTTGCCGGAAAAGTCAGCACCTTCGTCCTTCGGCACAAGGTGGTATTCGTATGCCAGCTTACGCTCGCAATCTTCACCCACCCTGGAAGCACCAAGGTATTGACGCGGCGCTTGCTCGCCACGTTTAGATTTAAGACCCGCATCAATCGCGTCAACAATTGCAATAGCTATAGGGTCTTGTGGTTTTTCTGGCTCAAACATAAAGTTATATAGCAAGTACCTTTGCCTTAATTTGTTTCTCTTTCCATTTCCAAGTTAATTCGCATACCGCTCTGTACTTAGTTAAACCAATCATGAATCCGGTATAACCTAGTGCTGCTAATTGTTTGTCGCTCGGCGGTTCATGAAGCCAGCGTTTAGATTTACGTGCCGCGTCGCGGTCGCCGTATTCGCGGAGGTAGTCATCGGCTGATGCAATGGCTAACAAACGATCATCGCTTATAGCTATAAGCTTTGCATGTGCATCATTGTCATGGCCGCCGATGGCGTATTGCCGGCCATTGTGTTGAACCACACAAGCCCATGCGGTCATCGCATTGGCAATGGTTACTGCTCCACCCCACATGGCTTCCCACCTGAATGGAGACAGCTCAAGTATCTCAACCTCGGTCAGGCTAAAGTCTTCCAGTATGCCTCTCTCCTCAGCTTCGGACCGGCGTCGTTCGACGGTATCAAATACATAGTCACAGGCCGGGCATATCTTCGATGACATTGGTACTTCAATATTACACTGAGGGCAGCACTTGGTCATGGTCTTGCCTATATGAGGCTCAAGTACCACTTCTGTGTCTAGGCCGCCGTGAGTCAGGATTGAATACCCAAAGTCTAGTACAATGCAGTCAGATTTAACTACGCCTGGGAATTTGTCAGGATCCACCTTACGCAATCCGCGGCCAATCATCTGTATCATGGTGGACTTAAATGAACATGGACGTAACAGTACAACGCATGACACGGTCTGACAATCCCATCCCTCGGTAAGCACAGCTACATTTACCAGCACCTGAAACTTATCCTTCTCGAATGCCATGAGTGTTGAACGACGGCTGCCGTCGCTCATGGTGCCATGGATAATATCAGCCTGAACCTTGGCATCAGCGAAGGCTTGGCATACGTGACGTGCATGTTCAACGGTTGAACAAAATACTACGGTCTTTCGCGTACCGGCTTTAGCCTTCCATTCTGTTATAACCTTATCTGTTACAGCCTGCTTATCCATTACCTTTTCTACCTCGGCCATATCAAAGTCTGCCACAGTACGACGTACGCCGGCTAACTCAGCACGTAGTCCGCAATCAATAACGAATACTCTTGGCCGGACAAGGTTACCGGAGTCAATAAGTTCCTTGATTGATATAACGTCTGCTACGTTACTGAATACTTTCTTTAAAGCTTTCTTGTCTGCACGTTGAGGTGTAGCTGTTACTCCAAATATATTTACCTTTGGATTTAATTCTAAAGCTCGATCTATGATGCGTATGTACGAATCGGCCGCAACGTGGTGGGCTTCGTCAATTACTATCAGGTCCATGGCCGGCATGGTTGCCAGGTTATCCTCGCGTGCGAGTGTTTGCACCATGGCAAATGTAACTCCATCGGACCATCGTTTGCGGTCAGCTGCAAATACATCGGTAGATGTATCCGGTGCAACGCGACGGAATGTTGACCTATTCTGAGCAACCAATTCATCGCGGTGCTGGATGACTAATGATCTAAGGCCTGGCTTTCTTTTCTGGGCAAAGTCAACGGTAGCTGAAAGCATGACGGTCTTGCCGGCACCGGTCGGTGCTATGCCAAGAGTGTTGCCATGTTCAGCTAACGCAAAGTTAACTCTTTGCACAAACTCTACCTGTCTAGGCCTGAGTTTCATACAAAGAGAAGGGGGGCTGTAGGATAGGCTTCCCCAACAGAAGCGTCACTACTACAATTCTTGAATGGTTCCGAACCGACGGTCGTTACACAATCCGAATCTAGCCCCTGTGATTTTAAAGGAACAGGGTAATACAACATACCCCTTAATAAGTAACCTAACATTTCTTTATAAAAAGTCAGCATAATTATTAAGGGGGTTGGAATGTGTATTAACCCGACAGACTAGAACGGTGAATCGTTATTAGGCGCGCGTTGATCTGGTGTCTTAATCCATCCCGGTGCAGTGGCTGGTGCCGGTGCAATAGGTGCTGGATTAAACGCATTAGTTCTAGCCTCAGCTACAACTTGCTGACCGCCAAGTAACTTAACGTAGTTCTTGTAACCTTGCGAAGCAGGATTTGTCGACAGGTACTCGGCTACCTTATTCTTATTGGCGTATGCAGGGTCAGTTGAAACCTCAATCTTAATACGGATAGCAATACGCTTACCGTCTAAGAAATTACATAGGGTAAGGAAGTCCTTACCTTGTAATGCACGATATGATTCCGGATTAGCAGGATTGAATACACCGGCTACCTCAAACATGCGAATCATGTTAGTTACTGCGATTACTCGCCACTTCTCGCTGTTCTTGGTATCAGTTACGTCAGGTAACGTTTCAAAGATCTTACGACCTTCGTACTGACCACCCATAAGGGTGAGTGTAAGAGGGTAGTAAGTACCGCCGCTTTCCTTCGACTGCTTTGCAGCACCGATGGTTACAAGAGCGTAACTTAATACGCCCGCTGGGATTAAGTCAGGTGCCGAGGTGGCTCCTGATTCTGGTTGGAACATGTAGTCCATAGTATTTTTTATTCTGGGTTAGGGTGAATTATTTAGGCATTGATGTATCGATCTTGGTGTCGATACGTTTGCCTTCGCGAATTTTCTTAATGACTGCACCGAGGTCAGGTGCCTCAAGAAGTTCCAATCTTCCGGAACGGTCTTTAGCTGGATAGCCCCACTCGTTGTGCTGCTGACAAACAAGCGCGCGGTATAATTTACCATCGTCAGTCTTAAATGTTTGCAGTGTGATAACTTGGTCAAAGATTCCTGGCAACTCTCGGCCGGTCTTGGATCCTTCAACTTGAGGCGACCAGCTAATACGCTTAAGGTCATCTACGTCTTGGTCGAGAATGCCTACTACAACAATAGACAATGGGCTGTGCTGAAGATGTGTTAACCAACGAATCATTTCGCGTCCGAGTAATCCGTACGCACCTCGCGTGTCAGGCTTGCCGGTCTTTTCAGACATAGCTTCTGGCTGTACTTGGCTCCACTTGAAACACTCGCGAGAAGCCACTGTAATGGAATCAAGGAAGATGGTGGTATACTTGGATAGGTCAATGCCCGCAAAAGCTTTACATACTGCGTCGTACTGTGGCTTGCTGTATGAACCATCCTTGTCGGATGGATCATGGCCGCCAATGTACAATGCTAATGCACGTGCAATCTCCCATGGGTATTTGTTAAACTGTTGCGCGATTGCACGTACGTCTAAAACGTCACCGGCCCAGTCTTGGATGGCAAGCGTGCCGCCTTCTAAGTCTACGAATAACGTAGTCTTAGGATCGAGCGTGCGAGCCTGTGTTGTTTTGCCAACTCCGGAAGGACCGAAGAGAGCAATGTTGATTTTAGGTACGGCCTTGAGGCGGTCGTCAGCCTTTATGATTTTGATCATGGTTATTTTGTTGGGTGGAAATTAAGCAAAGTTAATTTTAGGTTCAGAGTACTTAACTGTGCGAGCGTCAATGAGCCGGTCTAGCAGCTTAGTATCCGTAATTGATTGATAGGTCTTCTCAGGTACTGCAAAATCAATCTTAAATAATTTATTAACAACTTCCGGTGGAAGTGTTTGAGCAATGCCTCGAAGGGCATCGCTGTTCCATTTAACTGTAGCCTTCACCTCGCCTACAAGCTTAACGCCATCAACCTCGAAGGTATGCTGGCCGTGTGTCTTTTCGGTAGTGGTGTAGTACTCAGCTAGTACAGGTTCAAAACGCGTGCGTAACTCCGCGAGCGTTTCGACGATCTTGGCTTCTGCATTATCTGCAATAGCCTGGTTAGTAGCAATCACCTCGCGCAATTCTGCGAGAGATAAACTGCTAACTGTTTTTTGTTTTTTCGTTTTCATGTCGGTGAGAAATATTTTCTGCAGCTTTGTTGGATAAGCTGGAGATAAAGAGATTAAGATCTAATGGTCTACCTTCGTAATTTGCAAGTGCCATTAATTGTACGATGCGACCGGATGGTATGTTGTCACGCTCCATCCACTTTTCGATCGTCTTAACAGAAAGTTTAAAACCACGAGCCTCAAGTCTACGCCATAACTCAATACGTCCACCGAAGTGTGCGATCAATTGTTTAGTGTTAATGCGGTTAGACATGCCGATTGGGAAGCGATGACGACACCTTGTAGGCTTAGTGCTATTCAGTCAACCAATAATATAAAAATAATTTTAAATCTTTACATGCCTACAACATGTAGTAGTTTACTGCCTATGTCTAAACCCAACAATGGACCTCAGCTTCGCCATAATGAAGCTGGCTTATACGAAATCAGATGGACCGAAGATCGACGTTCTAAACGCCGGTCTACCGGTACATCAATCCGCGCCGAAGCCGAAAAGGTTTTAGGCAAGTTCCTGCTTGAGCGTTCAACGCCGGTGCAGTTACCAACAAATGTTAATGCAATACTTGATGCATACATGTCTGAACATGTTGCTCAAAGGGTTGTGTGTAAGGAACGTCAGGAGTACTGCGTCGATGTACTTGCAAAAGGTTTTGGTAATTTAAATGTAGATCAATTAACCCCTAGCGTAATCATGGCATACAAACGCGATCGTAAGGCCGGCCATGTGAATGGTAATAAGGCCGGTGATAGTACCTTACGCCGTGAATTGAATTGCTTGATTGCTGCCATCAATCACGCGGTACGCTATCGCCGCATTAAACAAAGCGATGTGCCGCACATTGATTTGCCGGTGTCAGCACCACCTAAAGACTTGTGGTTAGATTCAGACGAATTGAATAACTTAATAGCTTCAGCATATACATTCAACTCAGACCGGTTGTCTCGCGTATATCGCTTTGTTGTTTTAGCTTCAGAGACAGCAGCACGTAAGAATTCAATTGTTACTCTGCGTTGGAGTCAGATTGATTTTGAAGCCAAGCTTATTAATTACCAAAACGACGGCGAGCAACGTACAAAGAAACGTCGCGTGGCTGTACCGATGTCGCACTTCTTGGAGTCTGTACTGCTTTCAGCCTGGGCTGAGCGTACGCAGAATGAATGGGTATTGGACAATCCTAATTCGATACAAAGTTCTTTTGATATGTTAAAGGAACGTGCATATGCCAAGACCGGGAATGAAGTCTTTAATCAAATAACGCCGCATACATTGCGACATACTTGGGCTACACTAGCGGCCAGAGCAAATGTGCCTATGTTCGAGATTGCCGGTGTATTAGGCGATACACTCACCACGGTCATGCGTGTCTACGCACATCATTGCCCAGACCATCTACGCGGTGCAGTTAATTTCAGACTTAAGCCCCAACCTAAAACCACTATAGACTTTGGCAATCACGGCTTAGCCTTGTAACGTTTAACTACCCGCACAATCAGCGCAATGCCGATCATGGCTAGGCATACGCTGAATACGGCCAGCATCTTTTCCGTATCATGAAAGGATGTTGAAGCCTTTGCTAACTGATCCTCAGCACCGGCTGAGTCCGACTTGATACCCGAGTCTGTAATGATAAATGCCATCGCGTTAGGGTCATTAAGGCTATTGTCTATATCCCCCATAATAAACCAAAGCCTTACGCATATGGCGCTGGCTATAACCAATGTACCTGACAAAGCCAACTCCAGGCTACTATCGTTTCTTGCCACGGCCTACCCCTTTCTTGCTTACCTTGGCTACCTCCGCTACTCCCTTGGCTTTGATCCATCGCACCGCGTATTCTACAATCTCTGTAGCTGCTGCACCGGATACACCCAAGCATGCCATTTTAAGACCATTTGCCATGGTAGTTGAATCAAGACCTTGACCGACCAAGTAAGCAGTTATGCCGGCTGCAAGGACATGTCTAATGGCCTTGCCTATGGTCATAGTACCGTCGCCTGATAAAAGGATTCTAGCCACCATACCGGCAGCGCCAATCATCATAGCCGTAAAACCTCCGTTACGCATGCTTGCCATTACATCTATACCTGGTTGTGTCTCGTCGATAGGCTTCATTTCTTACGGCGATAGCCCATTCTCCAAAGGGTTGATGCAATGTTCGATGCGCTGTTATGTACGCGGTCTTCGGACATATACTTGAAGTTCAAGTGCATCAGCTCATGTATTAAAGTGTCGAGCAGTTCCGATTCTGACTGACGTGGATCTATATAAATCTCACCGGTGTGAGTATCCAATTCTCCGAACGACGTTTTGTTTTTACCGTTTGGTCGTCTGTCGCCTAACTCATCAAATATAATTTTAGGTCTTCGTTTCTTCATTTGGTTTTAATGCTCTCCAAGTCTTAATCGCAACAAACGCAATACCGTCTAGGCATAGTAATATAGCCAGCCCTAGTATTACCCATTTTAATTCAGTCAGATCCACAAGCCATGGTGCTGATACAGCTACACCAACACCGGCGCATATGACGATTATGGACGTTAATTTAGATATGTTTATAAAAGACCCAAACAACAATGCGGCTACACCAATGGCAATCGCCG